TATTTAGTTAAGAAATAATATATATAATTAATATATATATCATGTCAAACGATTTCAAAAAAATTTTAGTAAAAGATCCCAGACTTATGGTTACTGACAGTTTGAATTATGCCGTTTGTAAAGGTGGTCAGAATGTAACGCATGTCCGTATGCCTGCCATAAGTGCCACACCAAACGCTTTAAATTTCGTAATTCCCTTCCCTTCTGAAAGCACTGTTTTAGATCGTGAAGTATTCTTGAATACACAGACCGATTATTATATTACTTTTGGTAGTGCGATTTCTGGTGTACCTTATTATCTAACTGCACCAGTGGCCAATGTTGCCGTTGCTACTGGCTATAATTGCCCTTTAGTGCTTGGGTATAACATAAGTCCTGCTAGTTTCCCCAGTCAAAGAACTATGGAAACAATTCAAGTCCAAATAAATAATAACATTGACACTATAAACAGTTCAGATGTATTACCAGCTTTATTACGTTGTTCTGATGCTATCGAATGGGAAAGATATAATCTTTCAACAGCATCTATTGATAGATTTCAAGATAATATATCTGAAACATTATCCATAAATAATAATAATATGGGATCATATGATTTAGTACAAGGAAATAAATCAATTCCCAATGGTTCTAATCCTAATATTTTATATGCTTTAAATGCTACCACACCTAGAAATAGTGATGGATCACCTAATTTTTTATTTAATGGTTTATCACCTAATCAATACGGATATACATCAGCTGGTACAAAATATTTCTTATTACGTGTGTCTTCTATTGAACCATTAATAGCCCCCCCTTTCATCTGGAATAAAACATTAAATAATAAACAAGGTATATACGGAATTCAGAACCTACAAATAGTCTGCAATTATAAAGGAAATTTAAATAAGGCATTAAAGATATCAGATTTTGCTGGTCTTGCTAATGGAAATGGTGTCCAAGGTTCAAATGGTAGACCAATTTGGGTGTCTGGTTTTTCACAACCTACAATCACCCAAGTAGTTAATACAGCAGAATTACAAATGAAATATATTACACCCCACACCACAGACATTATGCCAGCACGTAATGTATGCCCACTTTTACAATATCCAAGATTTATCACATCAAACGTAGGAACTATAAGTAATGCTTACAGTTCCGCATGGAATTCTAGTGACAATAACCATCAATACATAAATATTAGTACATATGCATTTATTAATGGCATGACTAACCAAATCACTGGTGATTCTTTAGGCACAAACCCCCCATCATCTATTAGTGTACCTTCTGCAACTATACAATCACAAACATTTACACTAAATATGATACCAGATAAATTAATAATTTTTGTACGTCCAGGTGGGGATTATCAAAGTACATCACTTATGAACGATTGGGTGTTTCCTATCACCAACATATCTATACAATGGAATAATCATGCTGGCATTCTTGCGAACGCTAGCCAGGCCCAATTATTCCATATGTCGCAAGAATCAGGAAGCAATCAAGATTGGAACAGCTTTATTGGTGTCACTAATACTATATATAATCGTTATTCTGCAATGGTTGGTAATAGTTATCAACCAAATGCAGTCCAGACAGGTTTAGGCACATCAGCACTACCAGGCTACGCTGCGATTGCCCAGAATTACCAGACTGCCACGATTGGTTCTTATTTAATGCTTGATCTAGCTAAACACCTTGAAATTACTGAACCTTACTTTTCCCCTGGTTCTTTAGGTTCATTCCAATTACAAATTACCTTAACTATACAAAATTATTGCACACGTAATATCGGTACAAGCACTATATCACCAGAAATAGTAATAATCCCAGTAAATTCAGGTATCCTAGTTAACCAACATGGCCAAACATCATCATACCTTGGAATCTTAACTAAATCTGACGTCTTAGATGCTAGCTTACAAGAACCATTATCTGAATTAGATGTAACCAGATTAATTGGTGGTAGACATCACAGTGGAAACGTATTACCCAAATCAGTAATGCCTGGTGTTTCAAGAAAAAATATGGAAATTTCAAGCCATTCAATGTCGAAACGTTTAATGTAAATTTAATTTAGTTCAATTTTATTATATATATTAAATATATATAATCAAAATGCCAATCGATACACCTTACAATAGAATGATTGCCCAAAGATATAACGATATGAATCGTGCAAAAGTTGCCTATGTCGATAATCATTTACTGGATACCGTTTCTTCACCTGCTGGATATGCTACTACAGGATATGAACCAAGAACTATCGGATCTGGTGTTGGTACATATGAAAAAAAATCATCATGTCCTAAAGGTCATAAAGTATGTAAATGTGGTTCTGGTGTTGCCCATGGTGTTGCCCATGGTGCTGGTATAAGTGCTACGTTATGTGGTCGCGGAAATCGTGGATTAGAACCTGCAGTGCGTGTTGATATGGCATTAGGTGCTGGACCAAAAAAAAGAAAAGCAAGTCAAGCTGAATTAACCAATTTATATTCTGAATTATCATCTGGATCTGGTCATGCACACGGCGGTGCTAGACTTTACAAAACAGCCAAAAATGGTGGTGGTCATGCCCGTGGTAATGCACGTGGTCAAGCCCGTGGTAATGCACGTGGTTTTAAAGAAATTGTAGAAGGTGTAAAGAATATATTTAATAAAGGAAAGAAAGTTTATGAAACAGGAAAAGAAATTTATGATGTAGGTAAGAAAGCCTATGATGTAGGTGTAGAAGCTAAAAAAACATACGATAAATTAACCAAGAAAGAAGGGGGTGCGGTAAGAACAAAACGTGAAAAACATTCTGAAAAATATAAGGGGATAGTAGCACACGGAAAAAAGAAAGTAAATAAGCGTGCGGAAATCGTCAGAAAAATAATGAAAGAAAAAGGTCTTAAGATGATAGAAGCATCAAAATATGTAAAAGCACATAATTTATATTAACTTCAGATAATTATAATTTATATTATAATTATATGAATATAAATATACAACCTTTAATAATAACATTAAAAACATTATATGTGCTACCATATAATGATGAAAAGAAAATAAATAAATTTATTATAAATAAAATAAAGGGTCTTATGAATAAAATTGGGGAATCGTATGAAATAAAAAATATTTATAGTAATGGAACACGATATATAGGTCTTGAAATAATAACAGAAGATTTTACAGATATAAAACTTGATTATTTAGAAACTTCTTTACGTTCTATAAAAGATTATAGACCAAGGCGGAAAATAATGATAGAAATTTAATCTTTTATCTTTTCTAGTTTCTTTCTTTGTCTGTATTCTTTGTTTCTTTTAGTATAAGTATTAATATTAATTAAATAATATTGTCTTTTATATTCTTTTATATCAGAAGTTTTTTCTTTACAAATTTTAGGTTTTTCAACTGGTATAAAAAAATCTGTTTTATATTTATTATGAAATTTATCTAACGTTTCAAAAAATCCCATTATATAATCTAAATAATATTTTTATTATATAAAATTATCTAATAAATATTTCTTCGAAATATTTATATGTCCTTCGGACAGGGCGATTTTTAGATTATTACTAGAATAATCTAGATCACACCTGATTATGCTATGGAATAATAAATTTATTATTCCTTTATAAATCTAAAATATTTAGATTATTTCCATAAAAAATCAAAAATGCCCATAGAATAATCTAAAAAATCGCCCTGTCCGAAGGACACATAATTATTTCGAAGAAATAATTATATAATATTAAATTATAGTATATAATGGATAATGAAATAATCGGTGATGGACTAAAAGCCCCATTCAGTAGAACTGGTGGTAAAAGTTTACTTAAAAAAAAAATAGTTGATAAATATTTTCCTAAAGATTATGAACAACTGATTTATGTTGAACCATTTGTCGGTGCTGGATCAATATATTTTTATAAAGAACCATCTAAAAAGGAAATTATAAATGATCTTGATAAGGATATAGTGATAATATTAAAGGGATTTAAAAAATATGATGGTAATCGTATCAGTAAAGATCTAAATGGAACTTATACTAAAGAAGATTTCGAAAAAATTAAAAATTCAATTCCGACTAATCCTTATAAAAAATTTATTAAATTTTTATTTTTAAATAGACATTCTTTTTTTGGTAAAATGACATCATATATGAAAAGGGAAAAAGGCATCCAATCTGATTTCGGTAATAAATTAAATAATAGAATGGAAGACACTATAATATTAAATAAAGACTTTAAAAAATTAATATCACAGTATGATAGTCCTGAAACTTTTTTTTATCTTGATCCACCGTATGAAAAATCTGAAGGGCTTTATACCCATGATAATCTTCCTATTAAAGATGTATATGATGCTTTAAAAAATATAAAAGGTAGATTCATGATATCATATAATGATAGTAAAGATGCTAAAAAAATATTTAAAGGTTATAATATATCATATATTAAAACAAAATATGTAAAACCATCAGAAGGTGGTCCTAATAGATCAGTTAAAGAAATGATTATTAGAAATTATGAATAAACGCTTTTTCCTATTTTAAATAATAAATAATTTAGTTTTCTTTATTTTTTACGAATAAAAAAAATTATATAAGAAAATAATTTTATAAACTATATATATATATTAAATGTTTAAAATTATATCTGGATTAAAAACTAATTATGCTGATTATGAAACTTTTGATAATGTAAATGATGTAGAAGAATTATGTAAAACAACTAAAAATAAATATCTTGTGTATCAGGAAGATGAATTACATAAAATATATTTCGATATTGATATGCCTAAAAAAGATTATGAAGAATTAGGTGATTTTGAAACTATAAATAATAAATTATTAAAATATCTTATTGATACATTCAGTAGATGGTCTAATTTATCTATTGCTACATCATCCATAATAGATATTAAAATTTCTTATAGGATGATATTTAATGATTGGAATTTAAAAATAAAAGATATGAAAGAATATGTAAAAAATATAAAAGAAGAATTCGGTGATTTTAAAAATACTGTTGATACATCTGTTTATAGTTCTAATGGTAAAATAAGACTTCCTTATTCATCTAAAGATGATGAAAATAGGCCACTAATAATTATCCAGGGTAAATTTAAAGATTTTTTAACTATACGAACAGAAAAATCAGAAGAAATTGATATGACACCTATTAACATGAAGAAAATACAGAAGCAATTGGAAAAAGAAAGTAAATTGACAAAAAAAGAAAAATTAAATAATAATAAAGTATCTGACGATATAATGACTGAAATATTAAATAGTCTTGATATTTCTAGATGTAATTCGTATGAAGAATGGACTAAGATTGGAATGATGTTAAAAAATGATGGTTATGATATTAATTTATATCGTGAATTTTCTAGAAAATCTAAAAAATATCAATTAGGATGTGAAATAAAACAGTGGTATGGATTTAAAGATCACGATAATCCAATAACTACTGCAACATTATGGTATTATTTATCATTAGACAATGAAAATAAATTTAAAGAATTAAGAAATAAAACTGATGTATCCAAATATAATTTAAAAATTGATATCATAGATTCATATTTTGATGAAAAAAAAATGTATGATCTGATGAATGAAGATATAGAACAATTCGGTATTAAAGAATATAGATTTAGATTTTTTAGTAAGTCAAAATCATTTCAATATTTTAATTATTTTCATTTTCATTTAACTGATGTGGATGCCATATTTAAGATTGAATATATAAATAATAGAAAAGAATTGACCCATATCGATATAGAAGGTTATAAAATACTAGAATATCAAGATAAACCTTGTTTTTCATTTAAATCAGCATGGCTAAAATGCCCAGAAAAACAATTTTATACTAAGATGGATTTTTCACCTAATGAAAATATAAATAATAATGTTTTTAATTTATTTACTGGTTTTACTTATGATGATGAAAATAAAAATTTTAGTGTTGAAATAATTCAACCTATTTTAAATCATATCAAGTATTTAGTTAATGAAGAAGATAAAAAGAATACACCTACTTTTGATTATGTCTTGAATTGGATGGCACATATCATTCAAAAACCACAAAGAAAAACTGAAAGTGCACTAGTATTTTATTCACGAAAAGAAGGTGTCGGAAAAAATGCTTTTACAGATATTGTTGAAAAAATATTTAATGGATATTATCAAAAAGTAAAAGGAATTGAAACACTTGCAGGAAAATTTAATAGTGCATTAAAAGCTAAATTGATTGTATTTGGTGATGAAATAACACCAAAAGCAAAAGAACTAAATGACGTAATTAAAAATGCCATCACATCTAAAAGTATCGAAATTGAATATAAGGGTTTAGAATCTATTACTATGAAAGATAGATCTAATTATATATTCACTACTAATAATGAACTAGCATTTAAGGTATCAGATGAAGATCGTAGATTCTGTTTGATAGAATGCCCACGAATTAAAAAAGATGCTGTTTATTTTGATAATTTATATAAAAAAATAGATGATACTGAAACCATGAAAAATTTTTATAATTTTTTATTAACAAAAGATATAACTGATATAAATATTCGTAATATCCCCATGACAGATTATAAAAAACGTAATATATTACATAATTTACCATCATATATACAGATGATCGTAGAAAATCCTGAATTCTATGCTATGAAAGATTGGACAGTTCAAGGTTTAAAAACACAGTGTATCCAATATGAAAAAGATACTGGTAAATATAGATCAGTTTATACAGATCGTAAATTAACAATAGATATGAATGAATGGTTTAGTAAATTTAAAACACACACTAAAACAGGTAATATATTTAGATTCTTTGATATTGATGAATTAAAATCATATATTCAAGTAAAATTTAATACGATTGATGATGAATAAAAAATATTTATTTTACAAGTCTTTATCTTTTTTATATAAAAAAATAAATATTTATTTTACAAGTCTTTATTTTTTTTATATAAAAAAATAAATATTTATTTTACAAGTCTTTATTTTTTTTATATAAAAAAATAAATATTTATT